CATTAATGTTAAATTCATCGTAGTCTGTATAACCATCAACTTCTATAGTTCCATCATTATCAATATTTTCAACAGTTAATTTACTGAGAGCAGCTCCAGTATCAACGTAAATAGTTGCATCTTGAGCAAGTTCATCAGTGTCAGAAATACGCTTTTTATCAAAACCAGAGTCAAGGTCGTAGTTATCTAGTGGTTGATAAAATTCAGGTGGACTATCATCATCACTACTACCATCATCAATTCTCCCACGCCCACCAAGCCTCAATGGGAAGTTACCTTGACCAAATGGAGTATCATCATCAAGATTCCAGCTACTCATTCGCTGCTCGACATACTCAATCATCTTGTCGAGTGGTGGCTTACTGCTGTCGTAGCTAACTGGTGTATCGCGCTTGGTTTGTGTTCCAGATACTCCTTGGTCTACATAGGCAGCGTATTCACGGGGATTGTGTATTGTGCCCTGTTGTGAACTATCTGGTCCTGTAATATTCGTTGTGAATGAATTGCGAAGATGAGGCGAATTGTATGCGCGACGTTCTTCTTCCAGTTTGCTGATAGCAGCTTCTTCGCCTTGTTCAAGCGTATCTTCAAGCCCTTCTGTCGCTCCTTCCTGAACTTTTCGTTCAAGCTCATTGAGGGTTCGCTGGAGGCTTTTATCATCAACATCAACTGTTACAGTAACGTCGCTCATTAAATCTAATTATTTGGATTAAAGTCTCGAACGATGGAACCGGGAGTAGCAGCATGGGTTAGCTGCTCTGTTGTGGCATCCATCTCATAAAACGTGCCTTCATATTCAATACGAGTATCAGCAGGCGGGTATTCATCAACTTCAAAGAAGAACATCGCCCTGTCTCGATTCAACTCTCCTGATGCAGTCGCCGTTGTCGTATTTCTGTTCTGATAGCTTCGCACTGCAAGCACAGTGCCCATCTGTTGCCATTCATATTCGGGATTACCGAAATCGTTCTGTGCAACTACCTCTTCTTTATACACTGGAACACGCTTACCGTGTCTCGCAAGTGCATTGGTAACATTCATACAAATACCTCAATGTGTGTTTGCTATCTACTGCCGACTATACCGACGACTACCATCATCATCAGCAGTCCTCGAACTTCGCCGTTGATAGTCTGGATTTGAAAATCTTGCCCGAAGTCGATTCCTCTCACGTCGATACTTCCGATACCACTCGGTGAGAGTATCATCATCTTTGGCAAGTAATTCACTCTCTTCAACTGCACCAACGGATACTGCTTTTGAATCAAGCTGTTCTGCCTGAATCTTAGAAAATAACAACGAAGTCCACAACAGAGCCTCTTCTTGGTACTTATTTTCATACCAGTTACGGTCTTCAGGTGGGAGCTTCGTTTCAAGATTAAGGTGGTCTTTAGCCATGTTCACAGCTTGTTCTGCGCCATCTATTGCAAGCTCTGATTCATCATACCCACCAAAGGATATGACCTTCTGAGCCATATCAATATCGTTTGTTGCCATATTAGATACCCTCTATGAGTGTGAGCATATAGCTCTAATTCTCTACTCGTATCGAGTTTGGGTAGCGTCCCAATCGACATCGACACCGCTAAATTCAACCATTGCAAGCGGATTCGTACAGGCAACACCGAATGACATAGTTCCGCTGCCATTCAGTAAGTCACCCGGAAGTGACACAGGACCGCCTTGTGGCTGTGTCAACTGAAGCTCTCGCTCCTCGTACATCTTGACAGGCTGGATGCCAACATCGTAGACAAGGAACTCGTCGCCTTGGAGCCATGGTGACTGCATGATGGTCACACCACCGGGCTGATACACATCCATGTCTCGGATATTGGTATTCCGAAGATTGTCTGCCATTGGGATGTGGTATCCGGGGTCTTGTGTCAGTTCTTGCTTGAGCTTGAACTTCCAGTCTTTCGAGACGAGTGCAACCTTCTCACCGTTTGTCCAGCCGTGGTGACGAAGATGCTCTGCTGCTGCCTCGAAGTGCGAGCTTGCAAGGTATCCATTGCTCCCACTTGTAGGCATACCAACATCATTCATCAGTGCATCCGTATCAGGAATCTGATGCGAATGTGTGTCGTCAAATTCGTAACTACCGTAGTCTGGAATCTGGAACCAAAGGTCGCCGGAACCATCATAGACTGAATCAAACATCACATCAAAGATGACATCCATCATGGTTTCGGTTGCACCTTCAACAACCTCTTCAACCTTCCGTTGCACTTGGTCTGAAGTCGCGTTCTCGACATACCGCTGCGACATTCCAAGCGACTTACCGTACTCTTCTGCTCGAATAGTCAACTCATTGTATCGAGGCTTGTCCGTTTGGTTTTGGAAACCCGGGAATTCACCTTCCGAAAGTTTCTCGAACTTATCCGGTTGTGCCTCATTGACCTCTTGGATGAAGGTCTGTTGGTCAAGTTCCTCGACAAAAACATCGCGGAACGGGACATCTGCTTCATTGTTGAAGTAATCAACAATCTTCTGTGCATTTTCTGCAATCTCAACAAGCGGAACGTCGTCTGCCGTATAAAGCTCAGGGTCGCGTAGTGCCATTTAAATAAGTGTATTAGTATTATCGTCTTTAATTTATACCATTGAGTAGTCAAACTCAACGTCAAGGATGAGTCGGTACTCGTCAACTGCTATTCCAACTCGCTGAACAAGTTCGCCCGTTGCGCTTGGTTCAGTCTGTGTGAACCCACCACCAACATCAAGGTAGACAGGCTCATTCGGAACAAGGTCAGTATCTTCGTCAACATTCTCCAGCATGATACCGTTGTAAATATATGTTCCTTCATCACCAACGAGTGTATAGTCTTCTTCTCGGACTTGACGCCGAAGCTGTCGTTGCTCGATGTAAGCATCCTCGAAGCCATTCACGTTGATGTCTGTAGGGTCTTGGACTTCCTCCATGAGAATACCCATTGCTGGTTGCTGTGTGCCTGACGCTGCATCAGCAGCAACAAGCTCTGCTTCACCATCAACATTCTCTGTTAAGCCAACAAGGTCGCCCTCTTCGCCAATAACCGTAATCGTTTCACCATCTCGGTTCATTGGATGGTTCTTTGCTTTCGCAATGTTGAAATTAGTCATCGTTAAGGTTCACTCCTGAAATACCGCTAAATGCGCTTGTAACTGCCTCATCAATACCGTCTTCACCGTGGGTTTCACCACGAGTGCCGGTATCTTCAAATTCTGCTTCAGACTCTTCTGCCTCATCAGTCGTCTCAGACTCATGGAGGGTATCGAGAAGGTCACGACGAGCGGAGAATGAAAGCGACTCAACTTCCGCTTCTGGAAGGTCGCTCAATTCAACAAGCTCGTCTGTGACTTCTTGTGAAAAGCCTTCAAATTCTTCAACCGTATCAACGGCTTCCTCAAATTCCGCGATGTTTTGTTCTTGTGCCTGTGAGAACTGCTTTACTATCTCACGAAGGTCGTCAGTACCTAATTCGTCAATGTCGTCTTCAAATTCAACTTTATGGAAATCCATGTTACTATTGCAATATTTAACGCCGAGATTGGACGTTTAATCTGGAAGTGCATATCTCATCATTAGTAATAGCATAGCTACTACCTCCGAGAACAACTCCCACTCCATGTGTTATTTCTAGAGTCTGTACGCTAACGCTGAGTAATCAACCCACCAGATTCATATCCAGCGGGGAATGGTGTTGTAGAAAACTCTCTGATTTTTCCATCAGTTAGCTCTATTTCACCATCACTATTTTCGGTTGATTCGTAGCTGTTCTTAAACCCAACAGAGCCATCAGTGATTGTCGGTGGTTTAAAAGTCAGTCTGTTAATCACCTCATCATGTGTATCGCTTCCAGTGTTGAAGACCCGCGCCATGAGCATCAACTTCTCTTTTACATCTGAGAACCAGACTTCCTTGACATAACCCACCTTTGAGAGTGTGTCACTGGAATGGTCGAGCATGAATGGTGGCTCTGATTTGCTATAGTCTTTTGATGCAACTTCTTGTAAGAACTGTTTCGTGATTCGGACACCGTTTCTATTCTCAGGCTCTCCCGGTTCCATTGCCTCAAAGACTGCATCAACAGATTTGAGGTCGCCTTCTTCATCTTTATTCTTCCGAATCCCGTATTCATCAAACTCTGTTGCAATTTGAGCTTCTTTTGGAAGTGCTGATGTTGCTGCAAAACTGATAGAGTCCACGTCTGTCAGCGCGTTTTCTTCTGCATCAGGATTGGGGTCGCCATCTGGTAGTGAGCTTTTTGGATTGTATGCCCAGTTTAACAGGCTAATCCACCATTCACTCGGACACGTTCCCACGTTTCCACCAGAGGGGTCTTCAGGTTCATTCTCTTCATCTGACATCCGGTTCACAAAAGATACTGTGCGTTTTGCATCATCAATATCTTTCTGTGTCCAATCACTCTTGTTTTTCTCCAAGAGCCTCATATTCCGTTTTCGGACTTTATCAGGATTCTGTGACCCTTCGTTAGCGCATGGATGCTCACTCCATGTCTCAAGCTGTGATGCACTCATGTTTGTTGCATCATTCCATTTTGAGTAGACTGAATCTAGCTCTTCGCTATCAACTGCAAATTCTTGTAGTTCAGTCTCATTGAGGTGGGAGAGGTCAACTGTCGCCTCTGAAAAGTTTGGGTTGCCACTTGGCATCATACTGAATGGATTCATGCCTCGATTGAGCATCCGTACTGCAACTTGGTCTGGACAGTTGCCTGCACCAGATGTCATTGCATCCTCACCCAACGAATCCATGTTATTGTGTAGGAAATTCAGATGTTGGTTGGCAAGCATATAACTTTCTTCATTCCACCCATCAGGAGCTTGCCCCATGAGCATTAGTGTCTCATCTCTGATGTCTTCACCGTTGTTTACTTCTGCATCAGAACATGGAGCTTCATCCCATGTTTCCATAGCATCCTCACTCATGTTGGTGGTCTTTTCCCACATCGAGTAGATTTTCTCTTTCTGGTCACTACTGATTGCAAATGTCATTGACTCAGCGGCAGCGGCGTTGTCTTGTGGACCACTCCATGAGTTAAGACTACTTTCAGGCTTCGCTACCATTTGACCAGTATATTCACCATCAGAGTATTCTTCCATTTTGTAGACGTTTTCACCGTCATCACCAGTGATGGTATTCCCATCAGCGGTTAAGGAATCTTTACTCCGTTCCCTCACAGTGCCATATACGTCAGAGCCACTCCATGACCACTTTACGTGCGCTCCACTCGAATATTTATACTTCTTAAATGTCGTCGTATGAAAATTAAGTTCTGTCATTTAAACTGGAATTGAAAGTGCAACATTGTCCAAAATCCATGTCATACCAAGTGAAGCAATCACTGCTCCAACAGCAATGCGATGTGTGTTGGTTGTTGTCTCATCATCGAGAGACTCAATATCTCGCTCGATGTGATTAATATCAGCCTCAATATTATCCATCCGCTCGTCTAATCGCGCTACACTGGTGTTCACTTGATTCATCTCTGAATAAATTGAGTTTAAGACTTGATTATCTATTTCATCTTGATTTTGATTATTATTAGTTAAATTATCTTTACTAGCCATTTTCTGATGATGTGTCTTCCGTCACTCCTTGTCGTGGTCGGTCAGAGTCATCTGTTTCACCAGACGAGCCTGATTCACGACTTGTTACTTCCCGACCAGAAGATTGTGCGCCACCTCCGGTATCAGTTGGGCGTCCACCATCAGGATTTTGAATTGAATCTCCAAGACGTGTTTGTGCGTTCTCTGACGCAAGCTCTTGGAGAAGGGGTATGATTTCTTCAGTAAGCTGCCCTTCGTCGGGTAGCTCAGTCTCAACGTCAATACCAGCCCGTGATGCAAATGCCTCACGAGTCAACATTCCATTATTGAATAACTTAATTAACTTATCAAGTTCGAGTCGTTTTTCTGCACTTGAATGTTCACCAAACTTAAACTCTGGAACTATTCCAGAAAAATCTTCAATACTTGAGCCAAGAACTGACTCAACGAACAGCGGTTTGATTATCTGTTCTTCAACCATCGCTTTGATGGTTCCCTGATGTCGCTTAATCCGACGCTTAAATGCAGGCATCAACACTTCTGCTGACCCACCTTTGTTGTCGAGATTAGCAAGCACTGCTGGTACGCCGATGCCGGTTACAATTCGACGCTCGTGGTGTTTGAACGTCTCTTCAAGACGCATTGCTCCAGCACTCGATGAGGTAGACGTTGTACCAACAACCTCTGCCTCAACGTCGTGTGGACCGCCAAGCACCGAATCAGGCTCTACCTCCTCGACGCTATCAAGCCAGTTTGATATTTGGTCTTCACTCCACTGATTATTTTCCGTGCCACACTTCCACAAGATAGGTGGATACGCTTTCGATGCAACGAACCGAGCGTAGTCAATCTCCATATCACGAAGAATGTCAGTCTGGTCACGAACCCGCTCAATGGGTGAACGCCCAAACTCTTCTAGTGGTATTTTATTGAATGTAAACTCAGCAACATCTGATGGGTTATACTTCGTTGCATCATTATCAGTTGGTCCACCGCCTTCTGGTGGCTCAAGAATATACTCTTGGACAACACCATATTCATCAGTAAACTTCGACATTCGCTCTGAAGGCAAGATTCGTGGCTTGAATGTCTCGTCTTCGACAACAAGCTCTAGAAATGCGTGACCATCAACTAACGCCCGTTTTATGAATTGATTAAATGTCTGTGAAAACGACGAGTTAATAATCAACTTACGGAGTGAGGCAAGATTTTCTGACTCAACCGCCATGTCAGTTCCTTCAATATTTCGCGTTGAAATATTATACCCATCAGCAAGCAACCAATCAAGTGTGATGTTTACTGCCTGCCCTACGTGTGGGTCAGTGTTATAGAAGAGTCTGTTTTCTTCTATCTGCTCTTCTGGTGGTTCATGTGTTCGGTCATCATTGTAGCTCCGACCACCTGTGCCACCAGCAGCCGTATTCTTATCAACGATTGCTCCCTTTGCTGAATCGACGACAAATTCAGGAGCATCATCGGGCGGTTCAACAAATTCTTGACTCATAACTATAGTTACCTTCGGTGTTGTCTATCATATCTTCGTCCTGAACTGTTGCTAGCTTTACTCCCACCACTGAAACCGCTTCTATGAATACCGCCATTGAAGCTGTTCTGTTGAGAC